CATGGGGTTTCTGCCTCGTTTCCCGGAGCGGGCGACCAGACGCGAATGGCGACCCTTCCCTGCCCCTGTGGTGCCTTCTCCCAGCGGCAGTCCCAAGGGCCTGAGTTAGAAAGCCGGTCATCCAGGATTACCCCCGCGAGCTTCAAACCATCCACGGCGTGTTTGAATCCCCGTACCAGACCATCATAATCGGGCATTGTGGAGCTATAGCGGGTGAGGGTCAGGCGGTAGGTCTTGAGCGGCGCCGGCGGCTTTTTGGACACACACGCCGCCCACACGAGTTTTTTCCACTTGTCCGCCTCGGCATGGGCATAGCGCCAGTGTGTGCTTTTTGCCCCGGAGGAGTTCGCCATCTTCGGGAGTCCACGAATTTCAATCTCCAGGAGGTAGCTCACGCCGTTTGCTCCTCCGCGCACTCACAGGATTTCATAACGTTCGTTGAAGAATCCGAATCCTCATCAAGAGGGGGTAGGTACATCCCGACGCCTCGGCATTGCTCACAATCGGGCTTGGCGCGATTCTTTCTCGGTTTTGCAATTGCTTCATTCGCCAATGATTCGCCCAGGGCTTCCAGGTGGGAAAATGAATCCGACTTCGTCAGCCGCATGATGTTCATGTGCTTCGCGGGGTCATACCCATCGCCCTTGACCTCGCCACAGAAGCCTCTCAGGGCATTCCGCAGCCGGGGTAGGCCCTTGGATTTCAGGAGCCCATAAATCTGAACCTCATCCAGGCGAGGATTCCTATCGCGCCCATAATGCTTCAGGGTCCGGCCCCATTCTTCCAATGCTTGAGTCATATCCTCGGGAGATATACCCGCCCCCCCTTGGGGGGATTGGGGGGTTCCCTGTATTTGTTTTTGAGAAGGAGAAGGAGAAGGAGAAAGAACAAGAGGGTAGGCCCCGCTAGGGCCCCGCTTGGTCTCCGCTACAGCTACGCTAGCGCCCGCTAGGCCCCCGCTAGGCTTTTTGGCCTTATTCTCTGCCTTTTTTAGTCCTCCTTTTCGGCCCGCTTCTTGCTTTTGTATTAACCAAGCAAATCGCTCTTCGGAGCCAATTGCATAGATGCCAATATCGCCATTCCCCTCTCTTGGGAGCCCCCATCGGGCATCCACGACGGGTTGGAGTTCTGCGAAATCGATCTCACCCTGGGGGACAAGATTGCCTTCCGCCCAATATTTTTGAGCGATTCTCCAGAAATCGACAAGCATCCCCATCGTTTTCCAATGACATCCGCCGCATAGCTTTAATAATTTTTTGTATTCAGGGCGGGATTCAATCCCATCATCGATGTTAATTCTAGCCACTTTTCCCCCATTTAGACATGGCACTCAATTCGCATTGCACGATAGGGGGAATCCGGATAGATCTTGCCCATATCTCGTTTTCGCGTTTCGAGAAAATAGACCCAGGCGGGCAGAAATGTCTACCTGGGTTTTTTATTTGCAGCGCGCAATTCATTCCCAGGGCTGTTTTTTGCGGAATCCAGGCGTTTTCCCAAGACGAAAACTTTTTTCTGTTGCCTTGGAATATTCGATTTCATCGATGCATTCACACACCGGAGCATCACCAGAAACAGCGGCATATTTCCCGGAATCCCATCCTCCGCGGAGGCAGAAAATTCTACATTCAGCGTCCCGAACTTGGAGCACGCAATCTCCGGCAAGGCTGTAGGCAGTCCAGAAAACAATCAGAATCATCCAGGCGGCAAGCACGAACCAATCGATTAGCCACTTCCACATAGGGAAATTTTTGCCCATTCCGCTTGTTTTAACCAGTGACCCGCTTCAGATTGTTCCCATGAAGGTACATTGTCCCCACGATAAAATGGTCCCAATAGGGGAGCTTATCCCCCATCCGAAGAATCCCAACATCCATAGTGATGATCAGATTGAAAGACTTGCTAAAATCCTGGAATACCAGGGCTTTCGTTATCCAATCAAAGTTTCAAATCTCTCGGGCTACATCACTTCAGGACATGGGAGACTTGCCGCCGCAACAAAGCTGGGCCTAAAGAAAGTACCGGTGTCATTTCAGGACTACGAATCGGAGGAGCAAGAATACGCCGATGTGGTTTCAGACAACGCCATCGCATCATGGGCAGAGCTCAAGCTTGCCGACATCAACATCGAGATCCCGAATCTAGGCCCTGACTTCGACATTGATCTACTTGGGATAAAGAATCTCAAAATTGATTTTGAGCCGGGACTACAAGAAGACCAGGGCCAGCTTGATGAAAAAACCCCTCTTGTTACCCAATGCCCCAACTGCGGGGAATGCTTTAATGCCAATGAAAACAAGCCTAAAAATTGACTGGGCTACGCATGAGGCGGCGCAGTTTGCTTGCAAGAACTGGCATTATTCCCAATGCCTTCCCTCGAGTCTTCAGAAGAGATTCGCAATCGGGGCATGGGAGGATGAGAAATTTATCGGAGTTGTAGTCTTCGGACATGGAGCCAATCCATCCATAGGGGCTCCATATGGCCTTTCAATCTACCAGGTATGTGAACTAACTCGAGTAGCATTGAAGACCGGGCATAAGACAGCTGTCTCAAGAATAATGAAAATCGCCATGAAGTTTCTAAAGCAGTCAAATCCAGGGCTTAGATTGATCGTTAGTTATGCGGATACCGGCCAAGGACATCATGGGGGGATTTATCAGGCATCCAATTGGATTTATGAAGGAATTTCAAAGGGGGTAAGCCCGCTTTTTTTCAATGGCAGAAAATGGCATGCAAAGGCGCTTCGGACTTCATTTCCAAATCTAAAGCACAGCGACCCAAGAGTTAAGAGGCTGCCGGCCAGTGACAAGCATAAATACCTAATGCCTCTCGATCCAGAAATCCGAAGACAAATCGAACCACTTCATAAACAATACCCAAAGCGCGCCGTCAGCATCGTGGCCGATGCGTTCCTCGACCAGGGGAAAGAGGGCGGGTCGATACCGACCACGGCGCTCCAAATTCAAGAAACTCATAGCGATCAAATCGAGGATTAATGATCATGGTAGTCCGAAAATGATGCGCGTGGTAAAATGACCTAATGCAATGGAGAAGCAATGGAACGTCCCACTGACAAAAACTTGAAACATTGGGTTAAGGGTCAATCTGGCAATCCGGCCGGAGCAAAGGCCCATGATCCGCTCAAAAGGGCTCTGAAACGCATTACACAGCCCGAAGTGCATGATGTGATGACGATGATTCTCGGATGCGATCTCGAGGGATTGCAAGCGGTCACAAAGGATAAGAGCTCATCCGTGCTTCGTGTATGGGTTGCATCGGCTGCGGTGAAAGCGATCAACAAAGGCGATCTAGGGGCTCTTGAGATTCTTCTAAACAGACTCCATGGAAAGCCACAGGAGCGCGTGAAGCTATCGGGATCGATTGATAGCGAAACGACCAAGGAAAAGGTTGCGGCCCTGGCGCAAGAGCTCGAGCGCATTCGATCAGAGAAGAATGAACCCGAAGGAGCTTGAGGCGCTTACTCGCCTTCCTGATATTGGAGAGGCATATCTCAGGGAGCTAATCGCCCACGAGCTAAAGAGCAGTATTTACTCGCTTGCACGATATTTGGGCTATCTCGAGGTCAATAAACGAACTCATAGCGACATGATCCGTGCGCTCGAGAGCCGAGTTCATCGGAAGCTAATCGTAATGCCCAGAGGAACCTTCAAATCAACGCTCGGGTGCATTGTTTATCCAATCTGGCGCCTGATACGGAATCCAAATGACCGAATCCTTCTCGATTCCGAGGTTTACACGAACTCGAAGAACTTCCTTCGGGTCATCAAATACCACCTGGCAGATCCGAAACTGACCGACCTATTCGGAGAGTTTCAATCGGCGGATAACTGGACCGAAGGCGAAATCACCATTAACCAACGCGCCACAGCGTACAAAGAAGCATCGATCACATGCGGAGGGATTGGGACAGTCAAGGTAGGCCAGCATTACAATTGCGTGATCGGAGACGACTACAATTCAGGGAATAACTCTTCCACTCCCGAAGCCCGTCAGAAGGTTGTTTCTCATTACCGCATGAATCTAGCCATCCTTGAACCGGAGGGAGACTATGTCATCATTGGCACTAGATATGCCGTCGATGATATTATCGGATGGATAGCTGAAAATGAACTTGATCCAGACCAAGCAAAGCTGGTCGCCGGGGGAAAATAATGAGCAGCCCATTAGATAAAGTTTTTGGATTGGAAACAGGTCGCTTCGCGGTTCCTCTTGGCGCAACGAACGCCATTCTTGTCGAGGGCGTGGCAGGACAGAATGCCATTCAGCTTAAATATCTTTCCGGAGGCACGCTTGAGGTTGTCGGCGTTTCTTACGGAGTGACCCTGACGGCTGTGCAGCTCGCAGCCAGAACGGGAACAGATTATCTCGTTGGATCTTCTGAAATTTGGTCCATCGACGGCCCCTGTAGGTTCTATCTCTCCGCAACCGGCGCCACCGCAGTCGTTTGCTTCATGCGCGGAAAATCCGAGAATACGTAAGTGCCAGTTACTAAGATATTTTCCACTTCTCCGGGATTCCCGAGCGGGTTTACGGGGTTTGGATTCACCACGATTCAGACGGATCTTGGTACGTCTCCTGTGGCGGACTCGTTCAACGACACGCTTACACTTACGGGTGGAACGATCGACATCACGGGGAACTCAGGCACCGATACAGTTACTCTCAACCTAAAAGGTATGACCTCGGTCGCAGTGGGCGATGCATACAATGTTTTAGGGGTTAATTCTGGAGGAACTGGGTTTGAATCAAAATCTCTTGTCCATGCTTCAATGGATAAGCTGTGGATTGGAACAATACAGTATAACGCGTGTGTATCAATAGATAACCCAGATCTAACAAATTCGTTTTCTGCGCTAACGATCAAACACAAGGACGGGGCAGGAAACCATCAACACATATTCAATGTCCTAGATCAGACCGCTATCTCTCAATATTTTACAGTCGATGAAAACGGACAAACAGAAGCCCAAAACATTACGATGCGCAACCTTCTTGGAGAAACGGTCTTAGCTATTACAGACCTATCGAATGGGGCTTCGGTATATTTTGGAACTAGCTTTGTTGACCCCGCTGTTCCGGGAGATGGTTTCAAGTTCTACGCAAACCCATTCGGTGGAGCGCCAACTTGGGTCAATGCTTCAAGCGAATATCTGGGATTCCTTCTCACAGGAGCAGGAACCGATACAGCAAACGTGACTTATTTTGCGGTTTCAGATCAAAACGCTGGGGCCGGAGACATATACTATGTAGTTGGACAGTATAATAATCAGCCATGTATTTTTAAGCGCCTAGGTCAGTCCCTGACCACGGTTTCAACAACGGCCACACATAATGCTCTTTGTGACGGTATCGTGGGTGGAGCGAACATTACGGGCACCGTTACGGTAATCAACGGAATTACAGCCCCAGAAAGCACGTATACTTCCGTAGGAAGGGCCGGTTCTAGGTTCGTCATTAGGAACAAGTCCACGAACATCATCACCATCAATCATCTAAATGGATCGGCTTCAGCCGCAGATCAGATCCGCACTCCAAACGGGCTACCGTTCTATTTAATGCCCGAGCAAGCATGCGAAGTTCACTACGACACAGGATCGAGCAAGTGGAGATTCATCGCGGACGTTTCAGATGACGGAGTGTGGACGCCGACGCTCACGAACACGGCGAACGTAGCGGCAAGCACCGCATATGAATGCCGGTTTATGACCCACGGGAAAAGGGTGTTCTGCTCAGGAAGAGTGGACATCGATCCCACAACCACGCTCACACTTACGCAGCTTCGCATGAGCCTCCCGATTGCATCAAACCTAGGAGGTAAAAACGACGCCTCTGGTAACTTCACAACCGAAGGGCTGAACGAAACCGGAGTCATCTTCGCGGACGCTGCAAGCGATACTGTGGAATTTAACTTCACTCCCGTCGATGTTACGAACAAAACGAGATGGTTCAATTTCTCGTACGAGAGGATTTAATCAATGGCCCAGTGGATCGATAAGACATTCGACGTAGATGATGGAACAGGGAACGTCGCCACAAAATGGAAAATCATGTCGGTCATGTTCAACGGGGACAAAGGCATTTTGATTTTCAACATGGGTGGATTCATGGATGACACGAAGACGAAGCCTCTCGTTATAAAACAGTTTCCAATCAGGCTAGATTCTGGTTTCATCACGATGCAAGAGATTGGCGATCTAGAAATGGCAGTCGGCGCTATCCTGATGCGGTTACCTTTTTTCGATGCAGGAGCATCTTCAACAGTCCCATTGGAGAACTAATGACCAAAACAGAAGAATTAAAGAATGCTTTTGATAACGTGGACAAGGCGTCCGGCCTGGTATCCATGAACCGCGCACAACATGCGATGTTGATGCAGTCCCTAGAGCTAATTAAAACGGCTCTTTTTGGAGATGAAAATGCCAAAGCACCGAGTAGTAATATTCCTTCCCCACACAGCGAGGGAGGAGACATCGGACGATCCAACGACGCTCCTACATTATCAAAACGCGGTCCTAGATCCGGATCTCTCCAAAGTTAAAGGGCTTTTCCCTCCGCATTTCTGGAAGCTTGATGGGGCCGAAGTGGTTCCGATGAATGAGCAAGAGATGCAGGAACGGATTCTAATGATTGATGAATCAATCAAAAAGGGCGTTGTTCTATCCAACGTCCCAGAGAAAAAGACCATCAGCGAGGTCATCAATTCCATTGATCAGTTCACCAAGAAAGCGGAAGCCCTTCGAGAGCTCGAGGAGCAAAAGCGCAAGGAAAGCGTGGCCGCTATCAAGAAAGCACGGATGATGCGAGAGGGGCTAAGGAAGGCCGCGGAAGATGCCTTGAAGGCCGACATGAAATATTACGCCGATTGCGCTGCCAATGGAGAGTCTGCAAGAACCCTTTGCCTGTCGCGTGATTTCACCGTTGCCGCGATTACCATGAATAACCGCGCCTGGAGGAAGTCGACAATCATCCTCTCGGCTTGCTTCATTCTGGCGGTTTTGGCGGTCGCTTTCCTTAAATAATGTGGAGCGTAGTCTATAAGCGAGCCGAGTACGAAGACGGCACGCTGCTATTTCCTGAGAGGCTTACAAAAGACTTTCTAAGATCCCAGCGCAAGGTAATGGGCTCTTACCTCTACGCAAACCAATACCTAAACGAAGTCATTCCAGACGACGCCAGGGTATTTAGATCCGAATGGCTTTCATATTGGGACACCCTTCCATCGCGTTATTATAATTTTGCATTCGTTGATCCAGCTATTGGGCAGAACAAGCATCACGACTTCACAGGAATTGCGATCATTAGCGCATCTCGAGGGGGCGTGTGGCATGGGAGGGTTTTGTCCCGATATAGGCTCACTCCGACGCAGATCGTTGCGAAGTTATTCGACATCCAGGAAGAGTTTAAATGCCGAGCGATTGGGATTGAATCGGTCGCTTACCAGGAGGCTTTGCTTTACATCCTGGACGAAGAGATGCGGCGCAGAAATAAGCTCTTACCCGTGAAAGGCATTAAGCGTTCCTCTCAAACGAAGGAATCTAGAATCCTTGGATTGGTTCCCAGGTTTGAATGGAAACGAATGTTTCTCCCAAAGGGATGTTCTGATTTCGAGGACGAGTACACGTCTTTTCCAAGAGCGAAGCACGATGACATTCTTGACGCTCTAGCCTCTTTGGAAGAAATCGTACATTATCCAGAGGAAGAGAAACCCGCTCCGCTCG